GATGCAGGATGCCCTTACCGCAATCGTCAAGACAGTGGTGGACACTTACTACGATTGTCAGCAGTTCACATGGCGAATGGATAAGAACAGGGAACTGCTTCACAAGGCAGAAAACTGGTTTGCGGCCTTCCTTAAACGCTATGCAAACTACTACATCAAAGCGGATGTACACCTCACTGCCGGAATTGCCAAATCTGCCCGTGAGAACGCACTGAAAAAGGGAACGTTCTTCATGGAAGCAGAAACGCTGAAAGATTGGCTCGACCACATCATGGAAACCGCCAAGCCGATTCCTGTGTGGGATCAGAATGTTTAAGCCTTACGGCTTTTACATAAATTGTCAGAGAAGACATTAATCGCACAAGTCAGAGAAGACTTAAATCGCAAAGGAGAATAACAATGGGTAATGAACTGGAGAACACTTCCAAAACCACGGAAATTGACACTAACAAGAATAGTGAACAGGCAACTGTCGATCTAAAGGAATTACAGGCCAAAGTAAAGGCACTGGAAGCCGAGAACGGCAAGTTGAAACAGAGTGTGACCAATGCTTCTGCCGATGCTTCCAAATGGAAACAGACGGCAAAGGAAAAGGACGATGCCCTGAAAGCCAAGATGTCCGATGAGGAACGGGCAAAACAGGAACAGGATGAAGCAAACGCAGCCTTGCGACAGAGAGTTGCTGAACTTGAAACCGCCGCAAACATTGCAACGATCAACGCTGCACTGGTTGCATCGGATATCGGAATGGATGCCGGAACCGCTGATAAGGTGGCAAAGGCAATGAATGCCGGTGAAACCGACAAGGTTTTGGATGGTATTCGACAGTTTGTTAAGGCTCATGACAAGGCTCTCCGTGAGTCTGCCCTTCAGAACAATCAGACACTGCCTGGTGGTTCTGTGGACAAGACAGTATCCCGTGAAGAGTTCGACAAAATGAGCCTGTCGGAGATGATGGCCTTTAAGGTTGAGCATCCTGACTTATATGCGGAATACATCAAATAAAAGAAAGGGGTAATTCACTATGGGTGATACCACGAAACTGGCTAACCTTATCGATCCTGAAGTGCTTGCCGCTTATATCGATAAGAAACTGATCAATAACATCGTGTTCGCTCCCCTGGCTGAAGTAGATAATACGCTTGTGGGTGCGCCTGGTGACACGATTAAGTTCCCGTCCTATGCGTACATCGGTGCTGCGGATGATCTGACCGAAGGGTCTGCGATCTCCACTGTTTCCCTGAATGCTTCCTCTGTTTCCGTGAAAATCAAGGAAGCCGGCAAGGGCGTTGAAATCACCGATACCGCCTTCCTGTCTGCCTATGGCAATCCGGTCAATGAGATCGGCTCCCAGCTTGTTAAGAGCATTGCCGACAAGGTTGATAACGATTGGCTGACCACCCTGGCTTCCATTGGTTCCACGATGACCAAGGCGGTGTCCACTGTTATGGACATCTCTGATTCCCTGGAACTGTTCGGCGAAGACATCGATGGGCAGAAGGCTCTCGTTGTTCCTCCGGCTCTCTACACCATGATCCGCAACACCAAGGATTGGGCTCCGGCTTCCGAGTTTGCCGCTAATGCCCTGGTGCGTGGTTCTGTCGGTCGGATCTTCGGTTGTGACATCATCCTGTCCAATCGTCTGCGTGTCAGTGGCAATGCGTTCATCGTGAAGCCTGGTGCGACCAGGATGATCCTGAAGCGTGACACTCTGCTTGAAGCGGATCGTGACATCCTGCGGCGTGTGAATGTGTACACTGCCACGAAGCACTTCGTGACCTATCTGTACAACGCTGCCGGTGCGATCAAACTGACCACTACCTGATAACAGGGGGAAAACGACATGGGTATGCTGATGCATCACACATGGCTTGAGGAGCAGAAGAAGAAAGTTGCTCCCAAACCGGAAGAAAAGCCGGTTGAAAACAAACCGGAAGCCGAGCCGGAGAAAAAGCTGACCGGCAGACGGAAGACAAGCAAGTAAAAGGGGGATGACCGCAATGGATGGGTCTGCAAAAACTGTGATGGTTCGCACTTTGGTGGAGAACGATGCGGAAGCTACGGATGCCACTATTGCGGTCTACCTCAATCTCGCCAGTAATGCAATGCTTGAACGGCTATATCCGTATGATTCCTCAAAGGATTCAGACGATATACCGGAACGATACGATACGATCCAATGTGAATTGGCTGCGAGATATTTCCTGCGTAGGGGTGGGCAAGGCGAGATTAACCATGAGGAAAATGGCGTTAACCGCAATTACGCTTCCGTGGATGACAATGACATTCTTCAAAGGCTGACCCCGTTTGCAAAGGTTGGTGGATGAAATGCGAGTTCTGTCCAGGAACAAACAGGATCTGTGGTATGCGAATCCAACCGGGTCTATGACCTATGTTACCGACAACAATAACTTAAAAACAGGCGAGAAGGAATTCGCATATGGCACTCCGGTGAAAGTCAGAATGAGCATGGCAATCTCTTCCGGTGCAAACAACTTGGGGAGCCAGGGTATTGCTTCACTTGAGCCTTACGGCCTTGTGACCGGCTATACCGCCCGTGCAGTAACGGAAGACCTTAACTGCTCAATGGGAGAAGAAAGTCATGTGTGGTACGGCATCGAGCCTACGCACACGGAATCTGTCACAAGAATTGTCAATGGACAGGAAGTGACGGAAGAAGTGGAAGTGCCGAATCCGTACAACTACACAATCGTCCGCAAAGCACGGAGCCTGAATCATCTGATCTACTATCTGAAGGAAGTTGATGTATCGTGAACATCACAATTGATCTTTCAGAAGCAAGCATTCGCAATGCGGTGAGTCTGCTTGAGAATGCGAAAGACAACCTTGAGTACGGCATTGGGCAGACATTGGATATCCTTGCCAAGAACGGAACGATGCTTGCAAGAGCCGCTTACGGAAGCATGGCAAACGTTGACTATGATTCCGATAACGAGATGGCAATTATCATGACATCAGGTAAGGCAAATGTAATTGCCGAATTCGGAGCCGGTGATGCCACAGAAATACCTACTGGATTTGAGAATATGCCAAATACACCTGTGTATCCTGGCTCTTATTCCGAAGAGAATGCCCATATGTATGAGCAGTATGGTTGGTGGAGATTCGGTGGCAAGGTTTATACGCAAGTTGAACCACGGCACGGATTGATGCAAGCAAAAGTCTACATCCTTGAAGAAGGAACAGATATTGCAAAGGAAGTGATTAAACTATGATCGACATCGAGAATCTTGTGCTCGATACAGTTTTTAATCAGCTTTCTGTGCTTTACCAGGATATCAACATTACTGCCGGATACGATGAAAAGACGGCAACGTTCCCTACAGTGATCGTAAGGCAGACAAACAATCAACCTTATCGTGCAAGTGCTACAGATGATTGCTCCGAGAACCATTCAAGGATTACCTTTGAAATCGAAGTGATTTCCGACAAACAGGATACCGGTCGGAGCGAATGCCATGAGATTCTTGCAGACGCTGACGAAATCATGCAGAGCATGAAATTCCGAAGAGTTCACTTGAATCGGCCTTTGAACATCGACCGGACACTGTGGCGGCAGTACGCACGATACGAAGCAATCGCTGCAAAGGGAAGGGAAGTCACAACGATTGTTGATGGCAAGCCTGTTACCAACACTGTATTCGATATGTACAGGAGATGAGTAAGATGCGTAAATGCCCGTATTGCGGTCATCTGAACGATGATACCGCAACCGGATGCAGTAAATGCAAAGCCGGTTTTCCTCATGAAGAACCAAAGGAAGAAAAGCCTGTAAAGGCCACAAATAAGAAAAGGAGAGGTGAATAACCTATGGCTCTTGAGTTCAATACCATTGGAGTCAAACTGAAGTGGGCATCTGAAACCACGAATGGTTCCCGTCCTACTTCCGGTTATGTTCAGATTCCTGATATCAAAAGCACTCCTGCCATCGATATCAATCCGAGCAAAATCGAAGTGAGCAACCTGGAAGACGAGTACCGGCGATACATCGAATCCATCAAAGATGTTGGCGATTCCTTCGACTTCACTGCCAATCTGACGGAAAACCTGAAGAGCAAGTGGGCATCCTGCGTTACCGCAGCCAATGCTGCGTGGGCGAGTCAGAAGGCTACATGGTTTGAAATCAGCATCCCCAACTTTGATTCCTTCTATTTCGCCGGTATCCCTGGCGAATTGGGTATCAATGAAATGTCCGTGGATGCGGTCATCGAGGCGACTCTGCACATCGTTCCGAATCAGATCGGCGGTTGGGCAACGGCTTCCACCTGATGGCGTTAACGGGGGAAGGGGCGGCAACCTTTCCTCTTCCCCCTTAACCAATATAAAACGAAGGAGAGAAAGAAACTATGGCAAAGTCCGAAAACAATCAGATGCAGGAAGAACAGGTAAAGCCGATTATCCTGCAAGACAATGAAACCGGTGAAGAATACACCCTGGAATTCGACAGGGAGAGTGTGAAGTTTGCCGAGAGTAAAGGCTTCGTGATCGAGGATGTCGAGAAGTTCCCCATGACGAAGTTCCCTGAATTATTCTTCTATGCTTTCCGCAAACATCACCGCAACATCGCAAGGGCGAACACGGACAAGATCCTGTTTGAGCAACTTGGCGGCCTTCCGGACGGCTTCGCTGAACGGCTTGGGCAGTTGTATTCTGCTCCGTTTGAAGCCTTCAACAACAAGGACAATGGTGAAGGAAAAAACTCCAGGATGACGGTGGTTCTGTAACCGAAGAGAATGACGATCTGCCGTCAGAAAGGATTAAATATTCAGAGATATTCGATGAACTGTTTCCGACCTATCTTGTTTATGGAATGACCTATGAACAGTATTGGCACGGAGATCCGTGGTTAGTAAGGGCATATGCCCAGGCGTATCTTCTTCGCCGGAAGGTGGACAATGAACAGGCATGGATACAGGGAGCCTACATTGCCAATGCAGTGACAGTTGCCATTGCGAACACCTTTGGAAAGAAGAAGACGGATTATTTGAAGAAACCTCTTGAAATCTTCCCCAAGACGGAAGCCGAAAAGAAGGCAGAAGTCAGGGAAGAAAGACGGAAGGTGATTGCTTGGCTTAACGGCATGGCTCGTAAAGCCAAGAAGAAAAAGACTACGGGGAGTGGTTAAGATGGCAAACCTTGAAACGCTTGAATTGACTATAAACGCTAATGCGGCTTCAGCGACAGAAGGGATTAAGTCTTTAACCACTTCCCTTTTTGATTTGGGGAAAGTTGTAGCATCAGTATCAACGGGTTTGGAGCGATTGAATCTCCAAATCCGTGTTCTGCAATCTTCAGGAATGAAAATCTCTGCCCTTACCAAAGGGGCAAGTGGGTTTTCCAATAAAAACCCCATTACGCAGGATGCTGCAATGGGAATGCTCAACAAGGGCAAGACACAACTTGCGTATCTTGTGGCACAGGAAAAGGCGGCA